AGAAGAATTATCTTTTTTTCTGTCTGATTTTCCATTGAGATACTTCGGTATTGTTTCGTCTTCGAATATGCTATCAAATAGTTTCTTTGTGCGCTTTGCTACTGCTTTGCGCTTATTCTGTGTCTCTGCTTTGAGTAGTTTCATCCACTGCTTTGTGTATTTGCTCATTAAAGATATCCTTATACTTAACGCGAAATTCTGCTATTCTACGCTTTATATCCATTGCCTTTTTTTCATTGCTCAGATTAGTCTGTTTTGCGTAAGTCATTAATGCGTTGCTCTTCAGGCGATTGTGCGTATGTGATGTTCTGCATATAGCAGTTATGCGTTGGTTTATCACTCATCTGCTTTACCCAATCTAGTTCTTGAATACATCTATTGAACCATGCTCTATCATGCTCATCATGCGCTTTGTCTCGCTCTTCTGCGAGTTGTGTCATGCGTACATCGATATACTTCTGTTGCTTTGTCATGCTACTTCTTTCTATACTGTTCAGGAACTTTACCTGCGCCGACTGTTCTATCCCAGTCTCTTTGTGTGTATTTCGTAGACAACTGCTTCTGTGTCTCTGAAGGCGGTGTATCGCCTATTGCTGTATCGCACATCTGACAGCAATCATCTGTACCGCAATAGAGATGTTCAGTTTTGTTCTTGTCTTTTCCAGTGTTTGATGAATTCATAACTTCCGTCTTTCATTTGCTCTATACAGACAAATCCCTGCTGTTCTAAGAACTCTGTATACTTCTCTATTTCTGCTTTTGCTCTCATGCGAGTACCTACTTTATATGAAATGTAGATAGTTGCAAGTGCGATTACTGTGTGTAAAATCGGATCCATTACTTTTCCTCGTCTACGAATGCTACTGAATTAATAATCATGCGTCTATGAGTATTTATTGGATTGCTACTGCAATGCTTGTGATATGCATCAAATAATACCGCACGATTTGCTTTAGGCGTCACTTGTCTATAATCTTTACCATGAAAGAATGTATCACCATCACTATCATGCAGATAGAATATACATGACACTGCACCGTCTGCATCTGTGTCTGTGTGTGGAGGATGAAATCGTGGTGCGTTAGGCCATGGCATAAGCAGATTTGCTTTGATACGATGAAACTTTAGACTATCAAATATCCACTTACGCTCAGACTTTTCTAGTGCTTTGACAGCGATATTGTAAAACTCAGGCCATCTGTTTATTATATCATTCTCTGGCGCACTTTTTTTGCTATCTGCTAAAAATATTGGACGTACCATCTGCGGTGTATCTGCACCCATCATCATATCTATGGTTCCGGGAGTCCATCTCCATAAGAAATAATCATCGGAAATTAGACCATATATCAACTTAAATGTATTCTCATCTAAGACATCATCAATTACTTCAATCATTTCACACCGTAGGGTCTGGATTATTCTTCTTATCTTGTACTGCTTTACGCTCTACTTGGCACCACTTCTGCAAGTCGCTCATATGCTTTCTTGCTCTTGTGCCTGCTGACTTATTACCTTTCTCATAAAAGGTCTGTGTCTCTAATTTAATCATACGAACTAAATCATCTAGTTCAAAAATGCTCTCTTGCCAATCACTCATCATCGTCTTCCTTTTTTGTAAATTGATTTGGTTGTACGTCAGTCAAAAGATTAGGAAATGCTTTACGCACAATCTCTCTAGTGACGTTAGGATATAGTTTGCTTATATCTTTATCTTTAGCGGCGCATACTAAGTCCGCTTCTTCCCAGTGTATTCCTTCTAGGATTTGTACGAAAACCATCTCTTTTCGCATCTTCGGTAGTGGGTCGCTTACGGCGCATCGTGCCAAGCGTCTACTCTCAGTGTACAATGAGGCGCTAGACATGCCCACAGGTTCTCTTGTGTCTCTTTTGAATGGTGGCGCCCCTTCTGGTAGGTCAAGCACGATGTTCTTATCAAACGCTAGTGCTAAAATATTGCGTAGAGGTCGTAGGTTATTCTGTTGTAGAATGCGAATTCGTTCGGCCTTGCTTGGCGCATCATTACATTGTTTCAAAATCTCAGGTATATGCTGTCTCATAATGTCTCCATTTATCTGTTAATCAACTATATTTATATTGCCTGCAACGCTTACTCTTTCGACATCTTCTGTGAATGGATATACTTGATGCTCTAACCATCCGGGAAACACTACAATCTCACCCTCGACAGGAAAGTGTAGCATACGATTAGGTGAACACTTATGCACTTCACCATATCTCCACTCTATCATACCATCTACAGGATCATTTACACTTCTGTCTTGATACTCATAACCTATTGTAGGGTCTGTTAATTCGTTCTTTACATATATCACAAATGCGTAGTTTGCTTCTTCATGCGTATGATGACCTATTGCTTGATTTGCATGTTGTACGTTCATCCACACATTGTCCAACTGTAGTTCATCGATATCCCGAAAGTCTTGAGCATTCAGACCTTTTGTGAAACTGCTTACATGACCTAATATCTCATACAATGCGGCATAGTGAAGCACACTGTTCTCAAACTCAAGTCTATTATTCTGTGTAGTTGTATGGCACAACAAATCTTTTACACTTTCTCTTGATTCCCGCACCATCTGTTTAATAGTAACTAAAGTATCAGCATTTACTGTGCTTTTGTATATAGGCGGACCAAAGTATCTATTACAACCGTTTTGTAATAAAGGTCTTTCGTATTTTCTTAGTTTCTTGACCATGCTACTCCTCTATGTTCACAAGTATATACATCAGTACCAACAACTAGTACATCAGGTCCATACTCTTCTGTAAAGGAAAAAGCATCACCTGTTGTGTGACACATGGGTTTACTGTGTGCGTTGAGTGATGTGTTTACAATAGCAGGTGGTTGACCGTATTGTTTTAATTTTCTCAGTAGTTCAGCATAAGGACCATCGTTCACTGTTTGATATCTTACAGTATTATCTGCATGAATGACACCTGACAATTCGCTTTCACCTTCAGGCGTTGGTCTTGCGGTATGTAACATATATGGCGATTTAGTCTTTGTGTGTAACAGTCTAGACAAGTCTTCTTCTAATATAATGATGCCATATGGGCGCCACCATTCTCTATTCTTTAATTTACGTTTATTGAAATAATGTGCCGCATACTGTCTATTAGGAAGATATATCAAAGAGCGATTACCCAATGCTCTTGGACCAATGTGACTTTCTCCTTGACATACTGCTACAATTTTATCTGATAACAGCATATCAACTACCATAGAAATTGCTTTATCATCCATCAGAGGTATTTCTTCTGACTGCCAGTTTGTTGTAGGACAAGCAGGTGCTTCAATACCCATAAAATCGAAATATGAGAACATAGCACCAAGAGAGTGTCCTTCATCTCCTATGCAAGGAGGTATCTTCATGTTTGGAAACTTCTTGTTTAGTATTTCATTGATTACTACATTGTGTGCTACACCACCACTATAACTAAACTCTTCATCATCTGTACACCATTTAGAAAAGAATTCTTCTAGTTTTTCTGACAATACTATCTGCCATGTATGCATCCAGTTAAGGTGCCACATGTTTATGAATGGATGACCTTCATTATGATGCCAAACCATAGAATGAATGTATTTACTTGTTTCAGGATTCACACTTCGTTTATCACTTGCCATAGCATCTAGACTAAAACCAAAATAACTTTCACCTTCTGTATGGTCACTTTTGCATAGGTAATTAAATTTATTCATTGCTTGACCTACAAACTCTTCAAATGAGAATGACCTTAGATATTCAGCATATCCATGATTGTACTGACCATATGATATCAGACCCATTAAATTACCACTTTTATCTTCAAATGAGTTACCCCATGTCCATGAAGGTCCTCTGCCTAGCACATCGGATGCTGTATCATAGTATAAATCACCAATCGAACACATATCTCGTTGTGTGTATTTTTTCAGACGCTTATTACCTTCAAACACACTAATATGTACACCATAATCGCCACAACCATCGATGACAATACCTTTATTCATTCTACCAAACAACCATTCTGCGGTCATGTAGTGTGAGAAGTGATGTTCTACACGATAGTATTTTTTTGCACGATATGGTATACTCTCAAAAATACATGTGAATGCTGTTTCAGTAATTTCTCGTATAAATTCATTTTCTTTGTATTTCCAGTCTAGCAGTTCATCTTTTTCTGGACTGTCAATTCTTTCTCCCACCGTAACTACGATAGCATCTAACTCTAGAGGAATATTCATACCTCGTAGGTCATCTGCTAACTTGGGGAAGTCCCACTTGTAGTAGTGATACTTCTTGATACCCTTTACACGCTCAAGATTTAGATAAGTTGCTTTGTCGCCATCGTAGTATGTCACGTTGGCGTCATGGTTGATAAGATGTAGTGCTAGTACTTTCATTAGAATTCTTCAATCACCTCAATAAGTAGTTTCATACGTTTAGCAATAAACAAGTCAAGCAGTTTCATCTTACTGCCTGTTATAGCACTATTTAGTTGCTCTAAAATATCTACTTTCATATGCTGTGGTGTTTGTTTTAAGTCTACAAGAATAGCATTCTCTTTGAAACGCTCGTAGTCGATAGGTGGGTTCTGCATGAACTCAGTCATCTTCTTCTTACTCATAGGTTTTTGACGACCACCTGTTACGAATACATCACCAGGAGACAAGATGTTTGGTACACCATCACCTCTATCACCTTTGAGAATATGCTCTAGCAAATAACCTTGAGGGTCGTTGCACTTTATGAACTTTTTGAGTATAGGTGAGTACTGCTCAATATTTGCATATTCTTGAAGTTGCTGAAAGTCTTTGTCACCAGACAAAATAAGAATAGGGTCGCCCCCTAGTTGCTGACCATGCTCATGACAGATAGTGCCAATTACATCATCTGCTTCTGCATGTTCTACTTGAATGACTTTGTAAGGTGCATTCTCGCGTATCTCATCACGCACTTCATTCAATGCAGTGAAGATTTCATTCCAATCAAGAGGTGACTTCTCACGGTCGCCTTTACGACTTGCTTTGTAGTGTGGAAATACTTCTTTACGCCAGTAGTTCTTATCATCACAACAAATGACCATATCGCCATACTTGTTGCCGAACTTCTTTTTATACATACGCAGACTATTGAACACCATATGGCGCACAAGGTCTCGGTCGACAGATGGCGCACTTTGTAACTGCATCATCAAATTACTAATCATTACTTGGTTCAAGTCTACTAATATCATATTATTCTCACTATCATTGTTAAGTCTTATTATCGCACATTATTGTGCAAATGTCAAGACTAATCGTCTAAATCATCCTCAAATTCATCTAACATCAACTGCAGACCTACTTGCGATATCTCTCCTGCTCTGTTCTTGATTATATTGAACTTGCAGTATCTATCAACTAAGTCTTGCATATCATGATGTAAGTTACCCTGTCTCATAAGACAACTACGCAATGCTTCTAGTGCAAATGCATAGTCTTTAAGAAACTCAGGATCTTGTACATCTACACCATGAGCGGCAAACTCTTTAGCACCTGCCATTAGAATGCTTTCTGCGAGATAGTTACTCATGTCATATGCTTTTGCTTTCTGCATATCGTCAATCATGTTTGCGGCGGTCTCTGCTTCTTTTTGAGCATAGTACTGATTGATTTTCGGGAACTGTACAACATTAGTCTCGTTATCATTTTCATACATATCTGTATTTCCCTTTAACTAACACTTTACGAGATTTGGTCTGTTGCTCAATCTCTATGTGTCTACTATCTATGAGAGCAGAAATACGTCTACTGATAGCAACACCCACGTTCTTAGGCAGATATTCTTTATGCTCACTATCAGACAACTGATTACGAACTTCAGAAATGACTAGTCTTTTTTTCGCATACTTGAGACTATCCATTGCTTTGAAGATTTCTAAGTCGATGACACGATGTATGTCTGCCCGCTTAGGTTTGCGCGATACAGGATCAGGCATAACCCACTTACGTTTACTACCTGAATTATCGTAGACCTTTCTACCATCTGGCATCAGCATATGCGCTTCTTCAATAACTCTAAACACATATACTTTCGTGCCATCTTCACGCTGGCGAATGAACTTCTGTTCATACTTTGCGGATACACGCTTGCCATGTTCTTTATCATGCTCGGCAAGGCGTTGCAAGAAGGTAGGAACTTGTAATTCGTCTTTCTTCTTGCTCTTCGCCATTACTTATCTCCGTATGCTTCAAAGAATGCAATCTTCACACTATCGACACGAAAACTGCGCCATGCTTCTTTTTCTAAGTCCCAACATTTGATGACTTCTTTATTGACATCTTTTGCTTGATTAGTCTTCACAGTTTCGAACTGTGGCATCATGTTTTCATTTAGTGTGCATTTCATCTTACGCTCAGTGCCGTCTTTCTTTGTAAACGTCACACGCACAACACCGTCATGCAAGTCTTTCATAATATCTTCATACATATACTCAATCTCCTTCGATTTTTTGTCTGAGTTCATTATACCCTCCGATGTATTCATTGTCAATCTCTATAATAGGAAAAGTTCGCGCTGTAGGGAATTTCGCCACTACATCATCTCTAGTGAATTCTTCTCCTAATGTGACAGAGGTATATTCGATACCTTTCTGTTCTAGCAAACGCTTCGCCATGTCACAGTATGGACACTGCGGTTTACTCCAAACTGCTACGTTCATGATGCCGGTCCTTTATTCTCAATTACTTTCACTCGGTTAATGAAAGTTTCTCTAATGTCTGAATATTTATTTATCTCATGCTTACGCACAAAACCATCTAAGTCTACACAATCACCAATCTTCATTTCCCATGCTTCATGCTTATCGTATGTGACCCAAGTTTTAATCAGATTTCTATGTCGGTCACAAAACGTATATATCCAACTGTCATGGTCTTGCATATGATGCTTCTGTATCAACTTAATGAAAAAGTTTTTACGCTTACCTGGCACACCTACATAATCGCTATTCTTGTGTGCTTCATTAAATGCATCACGTTCTTTACCTTTCAGATAAGTTGGAACCATCGCTACTATGTAACCAATATTTTTCTCGGAGCAAGTATTTTGCAGAGATAAAGCAATACAAGTATTAATGAATTCATTCTGCGTTGGTTTCATGTATCGAAAGTAATCAAGTACTTTCTGCGCTTCGGACAACTTAGTCTCATAATTTTCATCATAAGACTGAATAGTATAGTCAGGATTCGGCGCCTGGCATTGACGATGTACAAATTCTACAACTTTATCTTTTGTAGATTTGACACCGTGACCGTCGCCACGATATCCTGACCTAGCATTGCCGATGAAGTGACCGTCTTTGTCAATCTCGTACAATGCCCTTGCAATAATATCAGTAAGTTTTAAATTGTTGTCCATAGTCATTGTCCATAAACCCATCTTCATTTTCGTTCATCTCTGGTTCTGGTTCATACTGTGGTTCGCACTCACAACCACCACAGTCTATACAAGCGAAACACTGATAGCAAGAGAACTCATCTGCTTTCAGTGTATCATCACCGCATACGCTACATTTATACATATATTGACCCCCTTTCCATTTGAATTTGTGCATCCCACTTCGCCGCTTGTTCATCTGCCCACTTGTCGTAGTCTTTCAGAACTTGCTCTTTCTCTTCTAATAAACTAGCAAGAGAGTTAAGTGCCATACGCTTTTCATCTGAAGCACCCTCTTCAAATGCTATAATAGCATTCTTCAAAACATCAACATCACGAATAACATCATTCATCACTAAACCTCCAATCAATGATACTGAAGAAGTTCATTTGCTTCTTCAGGAGTTGCGAAATACTCAGAGAGACGGTCATAAGGCATGACAAAACCATGCTCTTTATAGACCTGACCTACATACCAACCAGCGGCAGACGCCATTACTAGTGGTTGCGACACCATGAGTGTCTCACCGTATGAGACAGTCTCAGTAAACACGATTTCATCAGATTTCCAAACTTGCATAATTCACCTCTTTCATCACAGTATAGTATTATATTAACAAATCAATCATGCTTTGTCAAGCATTTTTTTAAGAAAATGCAATCAATGCGAGTAGCAAGGAGTTCAGCGAGAACCCTATCGCATTCGATACAATGTATAGCATATCTTTAGCATAGATTGCCCGCACTAGGAACAAGGACAGTCCTAACCAGACTAGCAAGATAAAGTTCAGTGGAGGTAGATGGGTCGACCATCCCATCAGAACTGAGATTGATGTTGGAGCAGTTGCTCCATGTATTAGGATCATTCCGATCCACCCACACATTTCTGGGATTTTATTTTTCACATTATTCATAATATAACTCCTTTTCTTATTGTATTATAGTAACACACTTTTTTAGAGTTGTCAAGCAATTTCTTCGATTGTTATGCGATATTTTTTCATATTCATATCACACAAATCAATAGTCTTTTTCGTTGACACGAATGCACCATTCGCATCAAGGTCCATCTTGATAGGGTCAATCAATCCGATAATATTATCGGGATCATACTTCAATAGTGCTTTACGAACTACATCAGCGATTTTATCACAGTATGCTAAATTCATCATATATTCTCCTTCTTTACCCAAGTCTCATAATTCACACCAGACCAAGTATAACCTTGGTTTATCTTATAGTCTTCATATGCTTGAAGAACTCGCATAGAAATCTGCATCGCCCTAGGCGAATTGTCAATATAAGCGACTACTTCTTCAACAGTCATATCTAATTTTTTTGCTTCTTTTCGCAGAACTGTCATTGCATCTTTTATTAACATTATTTCCACTCCAATCCAAACTTCTCAATCATAATATCACGAACTCGTTCTCTGTCAACACTGTCACCACAGAAGTTCTCAATACCAAACTTTTTCCAACAGTCTGCTGTTGCCTCAAGAATCATCTCTGGTGTAGCACCAATAGGATAAACTGCATCAGGCACATTACCGTAGAAACTCTCTACATACACAAGGAAATCAGTCAACTTTCCAACAATTGTTTCAATACTCTTATTCATAATTTACCTCTTTTCTCACTTTCTATATTCATTATAAACGCAAAAAACCCTCTTGTCAAGGGTTTTCTGGTAAAAAAGTGGTAAAAATGTGGTTTTTTTTATGTCGCAACTGTCATATTATGTCGTTTTTGTGATATAGGTGAAAAAGACCTTGCAGTTTTAGGTTCTACACGGACATCTGCTTCGGGTAGAACAAAATGACATTCATATTCTTCATTCGACCATTTCCAGTCATCTTCATACTTCAATACTGTGAATGAGTTTTGTTCGCCAAAGTTCATGAAAGCAACAGTAATCCATTCCTTTGTCATATCATCTGAAAATCTGTTAGGCATAATACGAACTTCTGCGGGTAACTTTTTACTGTCACTCTTTCTCGTCAACTCTACTATACGTCTTTCAATGTCCATGTCTACTCCGTGATGTATGACTATTTATATTTACTTTTTCTTGTCATTTTCTACTCTTCTATTTTCTTCAATATAGTCATGATGTACGATACCACTATTTGGTACTTTCCACTCTCTTCTCTTCTTAAACTTTTCCCATAGTGTATCTTCATCTTCACTTACAATTTTTTTGACCTGCTCTGTCTCATCCGTTCTTTTTGTTTCCTCAGAGATGGTATGAACCTCTTTAGTTTCTGGTTTACTCTCTTCAGTCTCTTCGGTATCAATGATCCCTGGTACTTGAACAGCATGTGCATCTACCTCCGTATTCTTCTTTTCAATAACACTATTCTCCACATTCTCTGGCACTTCAGACTTGTCCTCAGACACAGTGTCCACTCCCTCGGATATATCGACTTCCTGCACCCTGTCTGTAGATAGTTCTGTAAAGTCTCCAACTTGCTCTGTGGGGACCGTGAATTTTTTCTTCTCATCTCTATGCTCTCTCAGTGATTGGTTCGCCGCAATCAGTAGTAAAACTGCTAACGGGTCGAATACAAAAATCAACAGTAAGATAACCCATCTCACTGCTTCATCAAAGTGGTCTTTCGCTTCATCACCATAGATAAGTTCTGCGATATATTTGAGAGGTCCTACTTCTGCTTCAAGTGCAATCTGCTCTTTACTTAATACTAGTTTCTCACCTTCTAACTCATCGATATTATTCTGCGCTTCACTGATGACTGCTTCTAACTCTGCTCTTTCTTCTTTCTGTGATTGACGAACAGCAATAGCACCCTCTGGTCCACGAATACGGTCAAAGTTCATGAGAATTTGCACTGCTTCATCCAACTGTCCAATAACTTTCGTGGCATCTTCTATGGTAGTTACTTCTCTTGTAATTTTCTGTTCAATTCTTTCGATTACAACAGTGTTATCACCAGTAGCAATTGTCTGGTCTAAGTGTGCTTTTGATAAGAAACCAAAGATACCCATGCTTGTGATGAATATGAGTACTACAACTGCAAGTGTCAAATACGACTTCAGTAGTAGTGGTGTTTTATTCCAGTTCTGATACAACCAAGATGCTGTGACTAGTTTTCCTACTTCTAGCACACCACCCATCAATAGAACAGGTAGTTTTGCGGCACTAAAGATAGCGGCAAGACCTAGTAAAGAGTATAGTGCGGCGATTGCTGAAATTGATAATGCCGACAATAGAGTAATTAGTGCTAGTGTCATAGACGGTCTATTCCTGCTTTGCAGATATAAAAAGCATCGACAATATCTGTCACTGGCGAATCCAGTGTGTCTTGCCCCATTATATCTTTTAACTGTAATATATATTTATGTTGTTTCAGAAATGCTTCATACATTGCTTCTTTATTAGCATTACCTTTATCTGTAGCATACTTCTTAACTTCTGCCGGCGAGATTGTACTATAAGTCATTTGATTACGATACAAACGCATCTTTAAAGCACCTGCGTTCTCTCCTATATGAAAGACACGACCTTTTGCGCCCATAGCGTAATCTTCTATGAAAACATGATTTATTGATTGCAGACCAAACTGAGCATCCTGTTTGCTCATGCAACTCATCGCCCAACTAGAAATATTGTGATAGCGTTCTTCTGCACTATCCCATGGTTTATGAAGGTCACCATAGATGTTATTCCAGGTGCCTTCATATTTCTTTTTGGTTGTTAAGAAATAAAACTGACAGGTAAAAAATGAAACATCTTCACTAGGCGATATGCATATCGCTGGACTGCTTAGTGAATAGTCTATCCCTACATACATTTTATTTCTGAAATTGCAGAGAATATTGTCTGCCATTGTGTGTGAATTTTACAATGGAATGACTATATACAGTTTTCACTTCTTCTTCGTATCTTGTTTCTACTGTGCAAAATCTTGCAGGTTGTGCTTTTGCTTGACTGTTGTTGTGACCTATAATACCACCAATGACTGCGCCTACTGCACCCCCATTGTCTACGTTCTTTGTCACGTTATTACCAATCAGACCACCAATAATAGCACCTTTGAGCATATCACCTGACCTGTCTCCTGATACTGTTCTATCTGTACAGACTTCTACCTGATATGGTTTCTTAATGATGACTTGTTTGTTTACATCAGTCACCGTTTGAGCATTTGCTGTTGTTGTAAATAGTGCAATTGCACCAATCAAAATATACTTCATTATAAGTCTCCTTCTTTCCTGTTTTCGCTAAAATATGCGTCAAACTCGCCTCCAGGATATCGACTTTCTAGTTTGAACACATTCTCTTTGATTACATCATTAGGGTCTAAATCCAATGCGCTACATGCATTAACCCAATACCAAATAATATCCCCCAACTCTCGTTTGAGGTGAAATATGGTGTCATCATCCAAAGGTTTTCCTTGGAACACACATTTCTTAATAATTTCATTGAATTCGCCTCCTTCACTTGATAGTCCGATACCTGCAGTCAATAATGTAGCAATATTGACTTTATTGTCCAACTGCATTAGTCTACCTTCTAAATTATGTAGACTTTTACTTTCAATACTTGTCACACTTGTCACAAACTTCTGATAATCATTTAATTTCATTATTCTTCATCCTCTTCAAAATCTAATTCACTTTCTACTTCGCCCCCACAAAAAGGACACGTTTGCACATCATAATAATCTTCATCCATATTGTGTGATATCTTAAACTCGGCATCACAATGAGTACAAAAATATGTCTTCCCTCTCATAAGAACTCCTACAATTTGAAATCTTTAAATGTATCATCTGATACATCTTGCTTGATACCTCCAATGACATAGGATTCAATTTCAGTTTCTTGAGGTGCGTTCTGAAGTCCAGAACTATTCAACCAATGCATTGTCCACGGTAGTGGGTTGTCACCTGGTTTGATGCTAAAGATAGGGTCTAGACCAATTGCTTTCATACGCTTGTTTGCTACCCATTCTACATAATCTGACAGTAACTTTTCGTTCAGTCCAATCATCGAACCGTCTTTGAATAGATACTGCGCCCATCTTTTTTCTTCATCTACTGCTTCTTTATATGCTTCATACATCCACTCTTCTTCTTCTTTGATTACTGAAAGCATCTCTTTATCATTTTCAGAGTTCTTAAAGTTCTTAATGATATGCTGTGTGATAGCAAGATGCTGACTTTCATCTCTCGCAATGAATGAGATAATCTTCGCACTACCTTCCATCAACTTCAACTCACCGAATGCAAATGTACATGCAAATGACACATAGAAACGAATACCTTCTAGAATATTCACCGTCACTAACGCACGCCACAACTTTCTCTTCAGTTCTTTTGATGAACCTTTACCTGTTACTTCGTACTCTCTCGCATAGTTCATAAAGTCATCATAGCACTTTGTAATGCTATCTGCTCGTTCCATGATGCGCTTGTCATCAATGACAGTATCAAAGATTTCTGCTGGATCGGAGTATAAGTTCTTAATCATGTATGTGTAACTGCGACTATGAATTGTTTCCATAAAGTCCCATGTAATGATACAACCTTCTAATTCAGGCAGTGAGCAGTGAGGTAGAAACGCAAGACATGGACCTCGTCCTTGCACACTATCAAGCAAAATCTGATACTTCAAATTAGATGTGAAGATGTGCTTCTGCTCGGGACGCAATTCGTTATAGTCATTACGGTCTTTCTGTAATGAAATCTCTTCTGGTCGCCAGAAGAAACCCAACTGCTTTTGCGTTAGTTTGTCAAAGACAGGATACTTAAATTCATCGTATCTTTGCATACCTTGGTCTTCGCCAAAGAACATTGCTTGTTTAGTAAAATCTACTTTATTCTTATTAAATACGCTTGACATTTCTTTCTCCTATATTGCACATGCGTCACATGCTTCATCATCATCGTTTGACTGTAGTGTAGCAGGTTGTGTTTCTGCAACATTGTCATGCCATCCAATTGAATGTGCTGGTTCATCATCATCTTTCTTACCATCATATGTATTTTGATAGTAAGAGGTCTTCCAACCATATTTGTATGTTGTCAATAAGTCTTGTGCCATTACAGAAATTGGCACTTCATTATCTTCATAGTTCTCTGGATTATAAGACCAGTTGCCACTGATTGCTTGGTCAAAATACTTCTGCATCATTGCTACGACTTTGATATATCCTTCGTTGCTTGGCATATCCCATAGCAATGTATAAGCACTCTTCAGCGTAGAGTATTGCGGAACAATTTGTTTAAGAGTCCCTTTCTTTGATTTTTTAACGGACAAGTAGTCTCTCGGAGGTTCGATTCCATTGGTCTCTCCTGACACAACGGAACTGCTCTCTGATGGCATCTGTGCGGACAATGTTGAGTTCCTAAGTCCATATGCTTTGATGTCTGCCCTAAGAGATACCCAATCACGACTTAGTTTCCTGTTGCATATTTCATCTATTTCTTTCTTGTAAGTATCGATAGGCAGAATACCATCTGCATACTTTGTTTTATCGTAGTATTCGCACTTACCTTTTTCTTGAGCAAGTTTATTTGATGCTTTCAACAAGAAATACTGAAAACTCTCAGACAACTCATCTACTAGTCCCCACGCTTTAGGGTCATCATACTTGACTTTATTTCTTGCTAAGTAATGTGCTAGACCTATATATCCAACTCCTAAACTGCGCCTTGCTTTTGTTGACACTTCTGCCGCAACAACAGGATATCTCTGATAATCAATAATCTCATCAAGTGAGCGAACTGCTAAGTCGCACAAATCTTCTAAATCATCAGTATTCTTTAACTGTCCAACATTGATTGCAGATAAAATACACAATGCAATCTCACCTTGGTCATCATCAATATGCTGAATAGGTTTAGTAGGTAGTGTAATCTCTTGACATAAGTTTGACATATAAATTCTGTCTTTGAATGAACTATGAGTATTACAATGGTCAATGTTCATCAGATAGATACGACCTGTTTCTGCACGTTCTTTTAACAGACTGATAATTAAGTCTCTAGCAGAAATAGTCTTTTTAGGTACACTATATGCTCTCTCATACTTCTCATATAACTCATCAAACTCTTCTGTGCCGAATGCTTCATATAGACCAGGTACATCGTGCGGCGAGAATAGAGTAACATCTTCATTCTTTAGAAATCTTTCATAGAATAATTTCGACAACTGAATAGAGTAGTCGAGTTTACGCACACGATTATCTTCAGAACCTTTGTTGTTTTTTAGTACTAGAATATCTTCAATCTCTTTGTGCCAGATAGGAAAGTGTGTAGTAGCAGAACCACCGCGCACACCATTCTGTGTGCAACATCGTACAGTTGCTTCAAACTTTTTTAAGAATGGAATAACACCAGTATGTTGAACTTCTCCATCTCTAATCTTTGAGTTAATACCTCTGATACGTCCTGCGTTGATACCGATGCCTGCTCGTTGAGACACATAGTATCCGATAGCACTATCAGAATTGAAAATAGAGTTAAGAGTATCGTCAACGTCAACAAGAACACAAGAAGCGAATTGGCGTATCGGTGTACGAATGCCCGACATGACTGGCGTTGGGATGTTAATCTTGAATGTCGATATTGCATTATAATACCTCTTAATATAGTTCATTCTAGTTACTCTAGGATACTGTGCAAACAAAGTAGCGGCAATAAGAATATACATAAATTGTGGTGTCTCAAATACATCACCATTGCTTCTATCCTGTACAAGATATTTGTCAACGACTTGTTGCAGACCAGCGTAAGTAAAATCTAAATCGCGCTTATGATTGACCATATGATTAAGTGCTTGCCACTCATCTTCATTGTAGTAGGTCAATAGTTCTTTGTCATAAACACCACGGTCAATGTTGTGCTTTACATGTTCAAGTAAAGGCGGGTACTCAAAGTCACCAAATACATTTTTACGCAACCCGTACAATAACAATCTCGCGGCAACGTATTCGTAATTAGGTGCATCTAACGAAATCAAATCTGATGCAGACTTTACCAAAATCTTCTGAATATCACTCGTTTCAATGCCATCATAGAATTGAATGCCAGAATTCATTTCTACTTGTGATGGTGACACACCGTGTAAACCTTCACATGCTTCTTGAGTAATCTTCTGAATTTTTCTGATATCTAATGGTCTTTTTCTGCCGTCAGATTTAACGACATGAATATCTTCTTGTACCATGTTCTCTCCTTATTTAATTCTGAACTGTAAATATACTAACGGATGCTTCGCTTTAATATTTGGTTGTGCAATCTTACACCAAGGTGTGCCTTTTGACACATAAATTCTACCTGGATATGATGCGACCACATCCTCTGGTTCAGTATCATGAAATGTAATATATTCACCGCCCCAATTTTTCGACCATGCTTTAGCAAAACAAACACTAACTACATATCCATCTTCAGGTGCATGAAATGGTAAGGGATAATCATCGTAAGTATATGTGTGTACAGATGGATATAAAATAACTGAGTTCATATATCTACGCATCTCTGGGTTGTTAGTACAGACTTCTTGTAAAACTTGTTTACATATATCTATAATTTCTTCATCAGACTTCTCGTATAAGTCAATTAATTCAGTATCCATCTGAGTTATCATGTTATCATAAAAACACAGTTCTGGTTCTGCTCTTGTTTTATCATACATATGGTCTGCTTCTATTGCATGTTGAAGTATTGACATAATCTATTCTCCGTAACTTTCAGCGAGTTCTGCGCCATGCTTTATTGCATACTCTTCATCGCCATCAACTGTTAATTTATAAGCAAGTGTATATCGATAATCATGCTGATACAAGCGATTGAAAGAACCTGCTTTGTGTAGCATCCAACCATTGAAGAACACTGCTCGACCTGGTTTAGGTGAGACTGCACCAATCACATCTTCGCTATTATCATAAAATATAGTTTCACCACCATATGTTACATTATAATCACGATTGCAATATATTATGCATGTTGTATGATTGCCATCATGGTGAGGTAAACTCACATCATCACATTTCCATGCATTCAGATAACCTCTGAATATACTATACTCTTTATCAACAATTTCTTTTGCTTGATTTACAATTCTATCATCAAGCATATTTCTCCACTTGTCAGGTAAGTCTGCTATCATGCCAGACAAAACTCGTTGTTGTTTGTATATGTCAGTTTCAAATGCGTTCCAGTCAAAGTGATTGAGGTCTTTTCTCAATTCAACTAACTCATTAGGTAGCATAAAGTCATCTACAATATCTATTCTATAATCGTCTATTCGCACTTCTTCCATTCCGTAAACCTCATCTTTGCACTTAGATTTTTATGTGTGCTTTTACTTATAATCTCAATTATCTCTGACTTGCTTTTTCCAGCAATTATCATATCATTAATATCTTTTTCGCCAATGTTATCAGGCCATACCACAACTGCATCACCATTGTTGATATGTTTCTGCATACGCTTTACAATCTCAGGATTGCGTGGTTCATTATCATACACAAATACATAGTCACCATTGCTAGGTAACTTAGTCGCGTCTGCGCCCGCCATAGCAATACTATTATCTATAAACATGGAATCTATAGGACCCTCTACAACGTAGACCTTTTCGGTAAAATTGACTTTATCTAATCCATAAAGTTTAGGTGCAGTCTCATCTAGCATGATAGTAATGTACTTCGGTTTCTCTTTACCGAATGCTCGACCTTGGAACCCTGTCAGTTTACCAGTCTTATCGTAGAAAGGTATGATAAGTCTAGGGTGGTCTTGGTCTACACTAGTAAACTTATTAGGTATTAATCTGTTGACGAATGTATAGAACTTATTGACTAAACGCAACTCATCCCAATACACATCAGGTATCTTTCGTTGCTTTAGGTACTTTCGCACTGGATGCTCTGAAGATAGTCTAGAAACGGTTTTAACGGTGTCTAGGAGGGTTGTCTGCTTGATTACTACTGTCTTAAACTCAGGTTCATCATGTATTGTGTGCTTGCTCTCTCCGTTACTATATCTTGCGAGTACATAGCGTTTATATTGGTCACTATCGACACGCTCAAGTAACTTACCGAAAGTAGTTGATAGACCACAGTTATGGCAACGATAAAGCATCATGTCTTTGACACGATACAAGTACCCTCTTGCTTTGGTCTTTTTCTTCTGGGAATCACCACAAACAGGACAAGAGAAGTTATACAGATAGTCTTTCTTCTTCTTGAAGTTTCGTAGTTTGTGTGATATAGAATGAATATAATCTAGGTCTGTCATCAACATAGTACATAATATACTCTAAAAGCGTTACATTGTCAAGTTAAAATATCTCTTTCCACGGTAAATGTGATGCTAAGAATCCAAGAACTAGTGCGCCACCAATAATAGTCCAGCGCCATTGTTCTAACTTGTTCAGTCTTTCGTTCATTTGTTTATGATGTTCTTGTTGGTCTGCTCGTAGACATTTAAGTTCATCCATGATTTTCTTATGAGATTTATCTATTTCCAATTGAACCTCTTCTCTATGCTGTGTTATTCTTTCGTGAATAATTTCTACGTTCTGACCCAATGCTGTCTCCTGAGTGTCTACTCTACTCTCTTGAACAGCAATCATGCGATTTAGTGAAGTAGCAACTTCAGATATCTTTTCGATTGCAGTGTCAAGTTTATCAATCACTTTATTCAGTTGAGTGATATCTTTCTTAACTAATGCAATTTCTGTGCGAAAGTCTTCGTTCATTTCTCTAACTCGCTTATTCTTGCCTCTAATTCATCAATTTTTTTGGTGATGCGAGGATATCTTTTTCTCCAGATGTCTTCTGGTTCTTGTAACCATGTCCATCCCCATCGATGAACAAGATAATCTAAAATTCTATCAAAGTATGCATATGCCCATAGTCCCATTCTAGTGTCTCTAAACCAAGCAAGAAATGCGGCACCTAAAAGTGCGCCAATTATACTTGTGTATATCCAGAGAGTATCACTGAATAAGTCTACCATGTTCTAGGTGCCGAACTCTTAATTGCGAAACGTCCAAATGCACGAACTGCATAGTATGCGGAATATTTCTTCCAACTTGCGACTTTAGGTTCAGTGTCTCCCATTGCTTCTAAAAATACATCGTCTGCTATTTTTCTCAATTTCTCAAATGTTGAGGGTGTTACTGTTTCGCGTACTGCGTTAATTTTTTCATATAGAATATCATGTATAACAGCAGGTCTTGCTACATCGAATGGTGCAATAAATGCCCAACATGCTCTCGGTACTGATGCCATATCTGTCACATAACCTAGAGGCACCGAGATTTTACCAGTTTGATAGATTTTAACATCTACTTTACATGAAGAGAACAACTCCATTTGTTCTTTGGTTAATGATGCGGTATAGGTTAATGGTTTCTCTAGTCTCCACTTTTTAGGTCTCTTAAAAGACCCAATAAGAAGTCCATTCCATTTACTTCTCTTGTCCGGATTTGGCATCTGTATCTCCCTCGTAGTAATCTCGGTACTGTATTATTATTTCTTTTTGTGTACCAAGAAATGTTTTAATGTCTGCAATATTTATACTAAGTGCTTCGTAACCATCTGCAGTCAGCGCAAATAGAGCAATTGGTTGTCCCTGTGCTTCTAGTTCTTCAAAAATTTGCTCTGCATTCTCTCTTGTAACCACAATCCAACTAGTATCTCGCAATGCTAAAGGTTCTGGATTAGGTAAATTCAAAGCAGGTTTAGATACTTCTACTTTGACTGTTTCAATCTGCTTGACAGGTTCACGAAATAACGTACAACCAGATAGCAAGATTACACTACTCAGCAGTAAGATTTTCAATATCATTTAACACATCCTTTGTACCTTTATTTACAATACGCTCTATTAATTTTGGTTTCTCTACTGCAAGATAGTTAATATCATGGTCTGCAAGTTTCTTCTGCAACTCTGCTTTTGCACCATTCAACTCTTTTACTTTATCTGTCAGTTCAACATTTGCAACCATAATCTGTTCATAAGATTTCTTTTGCATCGCAATAACTTCTTGTTGCTCTGTGATACTCTCTTCAAGTTTTATTTGATTACCTTTGAGTATTTCATTATCGTGCTGTAATTGTTTTACATAGTAAAAAGCACCACCTGCTCCCGCAAGTAGCACTACAACCATAGCAATTTTAATTGAACTAAACATCTTCTTCTATAAACTCTCTCAGTGACGCACCTTTTCGTTGTATTTTTCTCCAACTGCCGCCACCATTTGGGTTGAAGCGAATACCTTTTTGATTACCTGTATCTGCACACTGTAGAATAATCATACCATCTGGATTCTTCTTAGCAAATGAATAGATGCTTGCTTCTGCTTCATCTTCTGTGTTTAGATATTTACTCCAGCGTTCATATTTTCTCTTACCTTTAGCAAAACGTCTAAAGACTTCAGGCGTCACTTTAAATACTGCAGTCTTGCGCTTTTTCTTTTTGACTACAACTGTGTCACTATCTTCACCCGTTCCTGCCACTGCAGGACCTGTCGCATTTGCCGCGGCATCTTCCCATGCTCTTTTTATCTGTTGTTCTGCTAGATAGAATCCAGGTCGGTATTCTGCGGCGTTTAGTTTTTCTAGAAGAACCTCGTCTGTTTCCCAAAACTCTTCTTCATTTACAATTTTTTCTCTTACTAACAAAAGTGCCGCGGCATAGTTTGCAAGTCTAGACTTTACAAAAGGTACTTTTTCTAGAAGTCCTCGTAAACGAAATACTAATCTGTGTAGAAGTGTATACGATTGCTCTTGTTCTCTACGAACAAAGTCACGCATCTTAATGAGTTGTTCACCCTTATCGTTGATGATACCTAGTCTATAAGCATCAGTCTCTTCGTACTTGACTGTAAACAGTCTAAGCATTCGTAAGGCGATTAAGTTGTCTACTAGTTTACTCATTGATTCCTAAGTTCCTGTACTATATTATTATCTAATGCAACATCGACAAATTCATCATCTCTCATATAGTTCAAGAAAACTAGAAAGGTTTTCAAGCAAGGCAACATATCAGTTTCTACTTTATATAAAAGCATCTTCTTTGTTGCTTCAGGACCAAATACATTATTTAAGACTATAATGTGATTAATCACTAGTCTTGCTCTCAACTGACCAGTTTCAAGATATTTCTTGAACAGTCTCTTTATATATTTGATGCGCTTCAAATCTTCTTGAAACTCATCATAGTCCATGCAATTTGGGTTGTTGTACGCCTTCATTGCATAGACTATAAAGTTTTTTTCTGTCAATTCACTATTCATCATAATAATTTATAATAATAAATTAAACGATTTTCGCGTAGACTTTAGTGCATCCTGTTGGATAAGTTTCATATTCAAATTGAATTTTCATACCCTCTGCTGGATTCTCATCGTCAAGTTGGTCGATAGGAGTAGTTACACTCTTACCAGTGATACCACCAAACTGTGTTAAAGGTGCTTCTGCAACACCCTTTGTTTCAGTCATCGCAGGAATATCAAATGTCAGACCAATCGTTGCAAGTTTACCTTGCAGTTGCAATAAAGCACCTTTAGGGTTAATATACTCGCGCTTACCAATCATACCCACATGTGCATTCAACTGTTGTAGTACATCAGGATTTCTAATGTCATTCAATGACAAATCTGTACCATCACCAGTTGGGTTCTGTGAGTAACCATCTTCCATGATTGCTTTCACTGCATCTACAATGTCTACACTCTCAGTAGTTGGTTTAGCAGGAGCAGGTGCCTTCGCTTTTGCAATATCTGCTTTTGCTTTCGCAAGTCTCTCACGGTCTGCTTTCTTCTTTTGAATTTTAGCAAGTTTTGCTTGTGCGGCATCTGCACGACCAGAAACGGATACTCTATTCGCCGCTTTCTTCGCTACATTTACTGCACCTTTTGCTACCTTTGCTACGCCTCGACCGATTGCACCCAGAACACCTTCTTCAAGTTCATTCAGTTCTTCATCTGTTAAACTCTCAAGAAATGTGTCAAAGTCCTCATCTGCCATATCGATGACAGATGAGAGTTTTGCTTCGGTGAGATGTGTCTTAAATGATTTCATTACACTCTCCTATTATGCAATCGTGCAACCCTGATTTGACAGAATTTGCCAAGATGAGTTGTTGTATAGCAACGTGATACTGTCGCCAGCATCTTCCATGGTGATGCTTGCACCGTTCGTAAATGCGGCAGGATCAATCTGCACATCACCAGCGTCAACAATCAAAGTAATAATCTTGATTTGACCTTGAACACCAGCGGCAAGTGTCAATGCATTTGCACCAGTAGTCGCGGCAGTTGATGTGATATTACAGATTGGTGAAGTTACGTCAATAGCGGCAGTTGCACCCGCCGCTGTGATTGCTTCTGCAGTACCATCAAATGCTAGAAAACCATCTAGTTTGATGTTACCCGCAATATTTTCTAACAGGTTTTGCACTGTCAGTTTTTTGTTTGTACCACCTTGTACGATGTGAAGCAAGTCTGCACTTGCACCAGTTGACGCGGCGGTTAGTTCGCTAATTTTTTGGTCTGCCATGTTAGTCTCCTATTTTGCAGTTTTAATTCACTCTATGCTTTGTTACAAGACATAGACTTTTCTAGGTGGGCGCAACTAAATGGCGCCCAATAAATTACGCACTAATTGTAAGTGTGCTTGTTACACCAGCGATTGCGACTGCGGCATTAACTGCTTCGCCATCAACCAAGGTACCACCAGCAAGTGCAATGTTCTGGTCAGCAATTGACAGTACATCATCTTCTGCTACACCACCATCAGCGGCGGCATAAGTAGCACGGAATGTCAATTTGTTGCGACCTGAACCAGACTGATATGTTGCAGTAAATGTTGCATCAGTACCAGAACCTGCTTGGTCATTAGTTACTGTGATAGTTGGTGAACCAGTTACAGTAATCTTCTCGTTGAATGAAACAGCAATGTCGATGTTACCACCTGCCGCTTCGCTGAACGTAGTAGTTGTGAAGTTAACTGCAGTTACATCTGCAATGTTTAGTTTAGTAGAAGCAGACAATTGTCCAATTGCTACTAATACTTCTTCTAGACCCGTATTTGGATCACGATATACCCATCCGCGACTATCTGCGAATGTATCTGTTTTTTGCGCGGCAGTTAACCATTTAGGTTTTGCCTCGTTTGCGTCTGTTGCGCCCCATGAAGACATAGTTTATTTCTCCTATTTGTTAATTAGAAACCGTGTTTCTTTAAAGTATTTATAGTTCTTTTAACGTCAGTGTGATGAATACCTATACCACCTGCCGCTTCCCATTCACGAATATTTTTGATATAATCATCAA